CACGGACGGAGAATGGTTGGGCCTGCTCATTGAGCAGACCTAAACCAGACACACTGCATCTGCGAGGTTCACAATTAGTGACGTTCCAAGGGTCGTGGGGCGTTTGGTCTGTGCTTTCTACAAAAAATCGTAGGAGCATTTTCCATCCACCTATTTCACGAGTAACCCTCGGCGTCTTAACATCCCACACGTACCATTGGCGACTTTGCCAGTCGCTGTTGGTACGGGAGAGTTTGGGACGGTGAGCCTCCGGAGTATCTACTAGTGACGGGACATTCAATAAGAATGTTTCATCTGGAATCTGCCCATAAACTTGGCACAGAAGCCCTACGATTTCGTCGTAGACATGTAGGTAACCCAACTTATGAAAACTGTTAGCATAGCTAATCCAGCTTACATAAGTATCCGGGCAACGTTGAGACGTCCAGACTGTCCTAATACGGACAGGTTGGATTTCGACGCCTTTATAGGCGTCTACTCCGCAGGATTCGCGAAAGAATCCACTGGTACAACTCTTATCACGGTTAATTAATAACCCAAATGATTCGAGAAGTGAGATTGCGTGCGCGGCATTCGCCGTTTTAACAATCACGTCATCACCATACACTAAAATGCCAGAATCAGGATCGAAGGTATAGGGCCATGAGGCCTTACGCTTCCGACCTTTTCTGACATCTGCATCGGGTAAACCGGCAGCGAGGATAGCCCAGATAGTTGTAGCCATGATAGGAAAGCATAATGCTGACCCCATTGGCGCAAACTTCTGTAGCGTTAACTCCTCTCCGCCCGGTAATACCGTCGAGAGACTTCTGCAATTCATCAAAACTTCTTGAAGAGGTTGAGGGAAGAGCAGACGAACTAGACCGATAGTTACACGATCCGAGGCCTCTTTGAGGTCTAAGGTCGCGTAGCCGCCAGTGAGGGACCCTAATAAGGATCCAACCTGGTTGGGCCGCTGATCGGTAAAATGGATGTTCCACCTTGTTAAAGGGTGGGACTCCAAATGCTGGACAATAGCCCGGCCTAAACCCTGTTGAACATACTGGAAATCCAGTGGTTGGCAGGATATAAGGCGAGGTCCGCGAGAGTCCTTTGGCACGAGTAATACTCGAGCTGCAGACTCTCTAGATTCCACGGAATCAAATCCGTGGACATCATCACACACGTGTCCCAATGATGCATAGAAATATGCATCGAGGGGATACGATTGTCTAATACGCGGCGAAACACATCTAAACGTATACTTACCATGGAGGGTTTCTCTTGTAGAAACAGCTCCAGGTCCGTGCCGTGGATGTATAGCCTGCGCATCAAAGCTAGAGAAAACTTCCGAAAGGAGGCTTCTAGCTCGCCGGATGACTCTTTCCAACTGCGGTTCAACACCGCAACTAGAGAGGTCAGCGTCAAAGTTACTGACAATTCTGTCAAATAACTCATTCCAGGATCCAAGTCCGCGATCAGTTTCTCTAAACTGATCAAGGACCCTTTGTTCTTGGTCTCTGCTATAGGGGAGTTCATACTTGTAGTATACAAGGAGGATCTGTCTTATAGTTTTGATGCATTTCACACATGGTGTATCAAGCATCAACCCGTCATGCGAGAATACGCGTTGGAATAGCTCTCCTAAGAATTTGGGGAGCTTACTGTTGGGGAGGGCTCGAAAGCCTACCTTACCAGCGTCCAATACGACATCTCCTGCCAACGCTTTATCAAAAGCTTTGGCAAGACGGGGCAAAGTCTTCGTGAGAAGACCGATGCCTTCCAGGTCCATACGGGCTGACAACTTTTCAATCGTCAGCCTAAGGGCCTTTCGGGTGAATACATCACTGTGTAACGTTTGCACGTCAAACAGTGAAGCGATAATGATTCGTTTATACGGATCTGTACTCTTTCGTGAATCCATAAGGATAGCACTTACAGAGCATGCGCAACACAGTTTGATTGAACACCAATTACCGCCATAATATGCGCGGCGGGGGTTTCCCCCCGCCGTGACTTAGTGGTTTGGCAGGACTGCCGATTTACTGGGGGAAAGATTTCCCTTGTCGATCTGCAGTTTGTCGAACGTGCAACCAGAGACAATGAGCATCAAGCTCATACTGGTCGACACTATGGCTAGTTTAAGGTATCTCATAAGTTTTCAGGCGAAAGCGCCTGACGCAATGAATTACTTCAGAGCGAACCCTTGATGAGAGCCGTGGCACCGAGCCCCGTTCCGTCGAATAACACTGTTGAAGCTGCGCCAGTTGTGGCGCAGAACGACAGGAGGTTAGCGACGACATGGGCTACATCGGCGTCAGTTGCGATATCCCCTACGGGAGCATCGACAACAGCGTAAGCAGAGACGACCCGCGGATTGAGTGAGACACCGGCGACAGTTTTGTCGAACCGGACCACACTCCGTCTGCGAAGCTCTGAACCTACTCCAATTTCCTGATGACTTATTGTCATCCGGTAAGGGAGGTTCGGAGTCTCTGTGATCTTTTTATAGATCGTCTTACGGTCCACGGAACTGAGGCGATCGAATTCAATTTCGGTCCCCGCAGAATCCTTTATTTCGTTGGTGTTTAATGTATTGCTTAGCATGCGTTTAGTAGGAACAATCGCCTACAACGATATGTTAGGGCCGAGGTCCGAGGCGTGTATACGCTAGGGCCGCGGCAAGGCTGAACTCTTTAGGGTCCAGCCCGCTCGTTGTCAACGAGCTATACAGTGCGGAACGTTCCGGAACGACGCGTTTATAAGCGTCGTCCTGGAATTCGACACAAGGATTGTTGAAGCCCGCGCCGAAAGAAGTGGTTATTACCCTTCTCACGTGCGTGCTCCAGCAGAATCCCCGTATATTAACTACTGGTTCAATGTTACGCGTTTGCCAATTGTCGAGCCATCGGTTTACACCGAAAAGCCAGTCAATAACAAACGACCATGGAAGCGCATTCCAAATGATTCTAGGGGATAAATTAACCCCCAGTTCATCTAAAAGCGCTTGCAAGAGGCTGTCCTCCGTGGTCCATGAAGGTAGCGAATAGCTATACTCCATGGTGGCAGTGAACTGACTAACAGGATAAGAAACGTAACGCGAATACAACAGCTGCGAAGCAACCATCCATGAAGGACAGTTGGCAGCGAAGGATTCGTGCGACGACTTATAATAATCAAGAAGAGGAACTTGGAAGTACCTCTTCTGTGGTTTGTTAGCGCGCGCGACGAGCTCTTTCAGATCGTTGCGCACCCTCCTAATGGCGTCCTGAACGGACGTGATGTCGGAGAGTAGTGGCAGAACGTTAAACTCCGCTTGGAGATAACTATCTGCTGATGTTTGGAGGATAGATTTTAGGGTGTGCTTTGTTGACCAAGAACTGATTTTCCGGGTGGAAAGCCAGTAACGGGCAGCCAAAGCAGTATCCTTGATCTTCTTTAGCGATCGTGGTAACGATGCGAAGTCTTTTAATTCAAAAATTGAATTAAGAAGCGACACATTGTTAACAGGACGAATCCCCGGTAGCATCGCCGTAATGGCTCTGCTAACGAGGTCGTCTACACCAGGTACATCCGGTATTATTACATCCGGATGCCCTTGGGATAGGACCGCTAACGCTGGGAGACCCTTTACAGGATCAAACAGTGTCCCAAAATGATCACTAACGTACTGTCCCGTGACATCAGGAATTCCGGCTAACAGCTGAAACGAGGTCCAACCCCAATAAATTGAGGGAGGCCTTTGTTCGTAGCTGTACATGTCGGAAGACCCAGGTGTACCTGCCCAAGTTCTGTAAGGGAAAACCCTAGACAGAATCTTCCGGTCTATCTTATAATGGGTGCACGAATGCATTCCATCTTGACGAAGACCTGTTTTATCCGACATATAACCCTCAGAAGAGTTATACGCTGGAGTATCACTAGGAAGATCAGAGGGATAAAACCATGCACCGCTTGATAAATTCAAAGCGTTGAATGGGAATACCTCAATCGGGCGGCTCTGTGTACGTGGTGGTCGCATAATATACAAAGAAGAACACACAAAGTGTGTCGAATACACGTAATGATGTACCCGAGGTGAGTC